TAGGGGTTTTTTAAGGTTTGAAGGTTTGACAAACCACCATATTTGTGGTATAAGCAGGCTATCGGGCATATGAGGTTTGGAGGTTTGACATATGAAGGTTTGTGTGGTAAAGGTTTGATCCGCCAGGACATTACGAACGCCCTCTATAAAAACGCTCCATTCTCCATTTCACTCCACTTTACTCCACTCCAACCCAATCTAAAAAATATCAGTAAGATTTATCTGTGGATAAACCTGTGGATAACTATGACATCAAACCTTCAAACCCTCTCAAACCAGACATATCTACCTGTGGATAACTACTTATTTGACCTGTGGATAACTTTATTTTTCGGGGTATCAAACCAGCATCAAACCTCATCTCTGGCATATCTCTGGCATATCTGGACTATCTGGGATATCTGGCTATCTGGGGTGTATTACTACTAGGGGTAATGGGGCTCTTCTTTACTTCCCCCGCAAAATTTGGTATGATGGATATATGACAAATGAAGAAATAGCATCCCTATTAGACAAAGAATCCTATCGCATATGGGACACAACTAAGGTAATCAAAAACCAAGACTACCATGATGGATTGGTTAAAGGTTTAAAGATGGCAGCCAAGTTCGTTAGGAATCAAGGATGACACCTATCCATCAAACCAGGATATTGCCATTACGATGGTTTGCTAATATGTGTGAGGCAATTGCTTATCCTCATTTAACTAAATCTATATATCTAGATGAAGACGAGAACTTTAGTTGGCGCTATAAATACCACGCAAAAATGTGGAGTATATTCTTTAAGCCTTATCGCAAGTGGGGAACATTCTATACTATTGATTTAGATGCTTGGAAGATAGATGCAGAAACTCAAGAGTTACTAAGTAGGCTTGGATCAGATTATGATGAAGACGGCGTACCTTATTGGGAGAACGAAGGTGGTCCTGTAAAGGACATAGAAGAAAGATTAAAGTATATGGAGGAAAATGGCATATGAAAGAATATAACCGATAGTGCCCGTGTAGGGCAGAGAAAGGTTTGTTACTTCTATTTGCCGCCGAACTTTAAACTCTATTTTGGCGCTTGATTTTTTGGCTTGCAACTGCTACACTTAGTATATGAAGGAACCTAGTATCATGCGTATGGACTGGAGAGCCTTGGGCTACATCCAGGTATGGAAAGATGGCAAACTTAGGTGGGTTAAAGATGACAGAAAAGTATGATCCAGAAGTAGCCAAAGAGATTAAGCAATTGGAATTCGATAGGCGTATTGAACTTCTAACCAAACTCTATGTTGATGCTGCTAAAGAAGCGGTAAATGCTAAGGGCAATAAGAAACGCCATAAACAATAGGAGATATGATGACTGACAAAGTAGAAGAGACAACCTGTTATACATACAAGGTAGAAATGATTGTACAGATTCTGGCTGAAGATGAGCCAAAGGCTGCAGATCAACTTGAAAAGCAGGGTGGGTATATTACTAGCCGTAAAGTTACTTTAATGGATTCAGTTCCACTTTTTAACGGTGAGACTTCATCAGATTAAGCCATATTGTCTATAGGAACCAGTCTATCAAAGGGTTCTTGGCACTTAGTACAATATGATTTTGGGGCATCTCCATAGCGATTTGCTTCACCAGCAAGAAGTATCAAACCATCTTTATGCATTTTCATATAGCGGTCATCGACTATCCTTGTGTAGATTATAGGGGTAAGTTTGTTATTACATAATGGGCACATATGTTCATTTTATCACATCCCCGAAGAAATTACAAGGTATAATGGATTAATGACTACTTTAATAGACATTTTTTTTGCTCTTGTTATTTCTTGGATGGTGTTATATGCCATTAAAAATTTTAATGCTTGACAAACTTTTATATCTTTGATATACTGATTATATGTTTTGCAATAGGTGTGGGAATCGGTTAGTAAATGGGGATTGTAATTTCTGTTTTGATAACTCTAGCGCCCTGAAAGAATTTGAGGATGAAGATGAGTAACTGGACTGAAGAACTATCAGATGAACACAAAGAACAACTTTGGGAGTTTATCGTTGAGACTGTAAAAGATATTCGTGAGCAGATTGCTCAGGACATTGAAGGTACCAGTGAACTCTGGAAGGCTAAAGGTCTTAACAAGTCCCGTCGTACAAGTAAGGCATTTCAGATATCTGCTGCTATTGCTAGAGGGCAGAACGAGATATGATGTGGTCATGGGTGTTAGCCGTAATTGGTGTAGCAGGTATATTTTTTGTTGGACGTAAAACCATTTGGGGTTGGCTTGTTCTACTATTTAATGAGTTGCTATGGATTACTTATGCTTTGATTACCGATCAATATGGCTTTATATTTTCTGCTCTTGCTTATGCCGTGGTTTATATTAGGTCATATATACATTGGAAAGCCGATGAGAAAAAGATGCCAGCCAAAACCATTAATGATTTAAAGCGTGAGAACGAAGAGTTCTACGCTACACAAACCAGTTTTGAATAGAAGGGAGTAAATAAATGATAAACGTATTATTTTTAATTCCAACCTTTTTTATGGGATATTTCGTTTGCTACATTGCAATGACATATGGAGTAGATCAAGATGGCAAGTAACAGAATTGTTATTTGTGAAATTTGTAAGAAAGAGATTGAAGTTAGATCAGACTTTGCTTATCTAACACTTAGTAGACATAAAAAGGAGCATAAGTAATGGCACATAGTGCAAAAGAAACAGTAGCCTTAGCCTGGTGTGATTCTGGAATGGTTGATGGACGCTTTATGGATGGTGTCCTATTGGCAACAATGAATGCACCAAAAATAGGGATGAACATTATCAATAAGGTACGTGTAAATGGAAACCAGATTGGTCGCCAGCGACAAGTCTTGTTTGATAATTGGGCTGACACAATAAAAACTGATTGGTTATTGTGGGTTGATTCAGACATTGTGATAACTCCAGATGCGCTAAAGTTAATTTGGGATGCAGCAGATAAAATCTCTAGACCAGTTGTTAGTGGCACTTATTTTGTTTCTAAAGAAAACGAAAGATCTTTAATGCAGCCATTCCCTGCTTTATTTAATGAAGGAAGTACCAAGTATGAACTTCAGATTATTCATCCTTTGCCACAAAATCAACTGATTAAGGTTGATTCTGCTGGATTTGGCTTCTTGCTTATGCATAAGTCTGTTGCTCCAAAGATGCGTAAATTAAACCCAGAGTACTCTTTGTTTGCTGAAGAAGAAGGTCGTAACGATAAGTATATTAGTGAAGACATTGTATTTTTTAGAAAACTAAAAGAAGCAGGCATTGATTTGTATGCTCATACTGGTGCTGTTGTTCAGCATATGAAGCGATTTTCTTTTGATGTTAACTACTATAATCTTTATTGGAATGGATTACAGAAAGAACTGTTTACAAAATAATGACAGATCCAAGCCAAACGCCTGCCCGTGGTGACTGGGTTTGCCCATGTTCTGGATGTTCAAAGGCTGTTGCTTGGGAAAGAAAACAGTTGGTCGAAGTATTTGAAAAACATAAACATGATTATTTAGTTTATCGTGGAGGATCTTTTAACGAAGATGGAACACTTTACTGGGCTAAAGATGATGCTATGTCATACGCTGAAGGTATTGATGAAGTTATTAAATTAATTAAAGAAAGGATGCCAAAGAAAAAATAATGGCAAGCCTGTCAATGAAAGAGTTATCTAAGCGTAATAACTTTAACATCTTTACTAAGCGCATTAGTATCGGTCAAGGATTTTATGTTGTTGGCATGGATGAACTAATCCTATTAGACACATCTATCCTAGATAATATTGATGACCTAGAAGGCTTAAGGTATTACGAAGAGAAGAACTCTGTCCTGCTTCCAACAAGAGGCGGTAACAAGATCAAACTAACCAGCCTGTACAAGGACTCAGAGTTTTCTAATAGAACACAGAACACAACAATTAAACAAGACCTAGAAGTGTATAGTCTGTCCCATAAATTAGAAGAGATTAAGAAGAACACTGGAAAGCCTTATGTAGATGTTCGTGTTAGTGAAACCATTTACAGAGTTGCAACGGTTATATCTTCTCCATTTGGATATAAATCTGACTTTCATTTTATGGATACTAATGGCAAAGATGTTCTACATATCTCACATAAATACGGTAATAGCCCAAGAGACTTTCAGCAGTGGTCTGGAACTTCAAAAAGATTTCAAGAAAGAATATTTAACCACCCAGAAACCGTAAGTTTTATTGCAGCATTACAAAACCTTGGATCTGAACTACCTAAAGCAAGTACTATTGCACGTAGAATTAAAGATGATACGTTAAAGCAGTTGGCTATCTATGGAACAGATTTTGGATCAGACTTTGGTCTTAATAATGTTGAGGCTGTATTACAGGGCAACCTATCATTAAAGAACATTGGTGATTGTTATATTCTTATTGCTTCTCATCATGGACTTAGGAATCCAATTGTTCCCTCGCAAAATTATGAACCAACGTTTATTGCAGTACATAAAAAAGATAGAAGTGATCATGGAATTAAAAATGCTAGGATAACTATTAATCCTCTTGGCGGAAGAAACATTAAACAGTTTATTTAGAATAACTCATACTTACTTTTATCTGGAAACATTTTAATCAATACCTTGTCTAACATCATCTTAAATGCTTGATCTTCTGTAGACATAAAGATAGAACTGGTTGTTATCTCATTTGATCTAGCCGTGTGCCTTGGATTGGTATAAACCTTCACATCTTCCATCTGGGTACCACCAACATTATGTATATTGCCATATATAGATCTCCAAAGACAACTAGGATACTTTTTAATTATAGGTAGTAGTTTATCTCTTTGCATTACCATTGGTACATGTAGTTCATAGTCGTATGGTTTTGATATACCCTGATCAATTAACCTTGTGTTTGTAAGTATAAGTTTCTTGATATACATTGATGAACCAGTAATTTTTGTATATTTATCTATTTTTTCAGATAACAAACCGTTATAAAACTGATCAATCCGATCTATCTTTTTAATAATAAAAAAGTCATCATTCATAAGAACAAACTCATTTGATATTTCTTCAGAGTCGCAAAGTGCATTAAGATTATTAATAGCATTAGCATACTTATGGTGTTTTTGATCTACATATATATGATTGCCAGAGTACCAGTCTGGTTTGCCACCAACAAGCCATACGTTAGCATCTGGGAAACTATGGACGACAGATCTTATTGAGTATCTAAGTTCTTCATTGTCGCCAGACTTACATATATAAACAAAATCCACAAGTACCCTACCTTTATTACAAGTATAGCAGAATCTGGTATACTTATAGAAACATACGATAGGTGGGATGTCTTGGCTAATATAGTTTTTCTTGGTAACTTTGAGGTGCCATACAGCAGTGAAAATCATCACGCTAAATCTTTAGAATCTCTTGGTCATACCGTTCAAAAATTGCAAGAAAAGAAAGCCAACAGCGAGCAGGTATTAAGCCAATCATTAAAGTCAGATCTATTTGTCTGGGTACACACTCACAGATGGCAAACACCAGGATCTAAGTCAATGACAGATGTATTAAAAGAATTAAAGGCTGCTGGCATACCAACTATGACCTATCATTTAGATTTGTGGTTTGGAATTGAGCGTGAAAAAGATTTAAAGAATGATGACTTCTACACAAGTATTGGTCACTTCTTTGCTACAGATAAGTTAATGTGTGACTGGTTTAATGAAAACACAGAAGTTGTAGGACATTTCTTGCCTGCTGGTGTCTATGATAAAGAGTGTTATATGCACGAAGCCTATGATCAAAATGATTTTGAAAATGATATTATCTTTGTTGGCAGCAAAGGATATCACCCAGAACATAAGTATCGTCCACAGTTAATAGATTTTTTAAGAAAGACATATGGTAAAAGATTCTTACATGTTGGTGGAGATGGGGATACTGGAACTATTCGTGGAGATGCACTAAACCGTATCTACGCAAAAAGCAAGATAGCAATAGGTGATAGTTTAAATATTAACTTTAACTATCCTTACTATACTAGTGATAGATTGTTTGAAAGTACTGGTCGTGGTGGTTTTACTATCTACCCTCGTATTACAGGGCTTGAAGAATACTTTGAAGATGGCAATGATATTGTATTTTATGAACACGGTAATCTTGAAGATCTAAAAACTAAGATAGATCATTATCTTAATGCTAATCTTGAACGGGAGCAAATTAGATTCAATGGTCATGAAAGAACTAAACAAGAGCACACCTATGTTCATAGATGGGTAAGCATTATAAATGAGTTAGGAATAAAATGAAGTATGTAGTAGTTGTTCCTTACACAGTTCAGTCTATAATGAATGAGTTTATGGCAACGTGTAAACTTGAAAATGTTTTACAAATTGACAATACAATTAATAATATTGGTTGCATGGCAAGTCATAATCTTGGTGTTGACAAGATGTACGAAACTAAATCTGATTGGCTTGTGGTTATTAGTCCAGCAATTCGTTTTGGTGAGCCTGGCGGTTTAGATTTTATAGAAAAATTAAAAACTACCCAATATAAAATTGTAGAGGGTATGGGAGTTTTTGGGTGGCATCTAATTGCTTTTCATAAAGATGTTATAGATAAAGTTGGTAAATGGGATACTAATTTTACGCCATACGGATATGATGATCTTGATTTTAGTGTCAGAATTCAAAAAGCCTTCCCCTATGCATTTTCAGATGATGAAAAATTTGTTGTTAATACTGAGAAAGTTTCTCTTTGGACAAAAGAGTTAGTTGATGTAACAGATACGATAATGTCTCATAGCATGAAGTTAAACAAAATTAACACAGATGACCCACATCATAGAGAGTACTATCAAAGAAAATGGGGTCAGGTTCCTGGAACAGGAGAACATCTTCTTAATACATATGAACACCCATTTAATAATCCAGAAAACGATATAACATATTTTTCTAATGACTATTACAATGAATGGATAGAAAAAGAATCAATAAAAAATGATCTAAATTTTAAAGAAACATTAATTACTTGCACAACATGTGGTAATACTTTTAAATATAAATCAACATACGCTGAGGGTAATGTTGATAATAAAATAGAAATAACTACATGTGGGGTATGTAATCCAGTACTTATAGAGCATAATAGACTAAGGGGAATAAAATGACAGAGATGATTAAAGCCGTTATTAACGGGGAATTTGAAATAACATTACCAAAACATCGTGCAGATAGACCAGACTGGTATCAACCACATGGATGGGAAAAGCCAAGACTAAAGCATATGTCAGAAAACATTTCATCTGGAGATGTTATGTATTATGTTGGTGCAGAAGAAGGGGAGATGCCTGCCTTATGTCAAATGTGGGGAGCAGAGGTAGTTTTATTTGAACCTAATCCAAAGGTTTGGTCACACTTCCCGTTGCTTTGGAGTGCTAATGGTTTAGAAAAACCAATTGCATGCATACCTGGTTTTGCATCTGATGTAGACAATAAACTTGCACGTATATATTATAATGAGTTCCCGCCAGAAGCAGATTCTCCTATTGAGGCTGCCCACGGATTTAAAGAACTGCAATATGAAGCAGACAAGTATGGTCAAACAAAGATTGATACGCTTGTTTATGAAAAAGGAATGAAGCCACCTACAGCAATTTCACTTGATGTTGAAGGTAGTGAGTGGCGTGTTCTTGGTGGTGCAGAAAAAGTTATGAGAGAGTTCAGACCAAAGATCTGGCTATCTGGTCATCCAGAATTTATGATGATGTACTGGAAAGAATATTTATATGATCTAAGACAGTTTATCAAGGGTATTGGCTATAAAGAAACATTTTTAGACTACCAACATGAGGTTCATCTTTTTTATGAATCAATCTAAAATATTTTGGGATAACGCTGCGAAAGATCCAGATGTAAGGTATAAATATATTGCCGATGAGTGGGCAACTACCGAAACATTTTTGGATCTTATAAAAAACAATAACAGTGACTGGAATAATGTTTTAGAAATTGGGTGTGGAATAGGTAGATTAATAGTTCCTTTTGCAGATATGTACAAAGACTGTAATTTTTATGCAATAGACATATCTGATGAAATGATAAAACTTGCACCCAAGAGAGATAATATAAAGTATCAAGAACTTGCAGACAATCTTGATCTTGTATACTCAATGCTAGTTTTTCAACATATTGAGCACCAAGAAAAAATTAACTATGTCAAACTTGCTTATGAAAAATTAAAAGTTGGTGGTAATTTATTCTTTCAGTTTGTTATTGGAGAGGATAACTCTCCATACTCTTATCAAACTTCAAAGTCTGAAATCTACAGGATATTAAATAATGCAGGATTTAAAAACTTAATTTTTACAGAACATATGCATCCTGAATGGATGTTTGTTAGGGCTACAAAATGATTAATGCATATCTATATTCCTTTGATGAAAAAGATTGTGCTTCTGATAAGTGGGACTATGGTTTGTTAAAAGAAGTATTTGATAGGTATAAGGTAGGTCAGGTCAAGGTAACATCTATTCCAAAGGTAGATCGTGGCTTTGTTGTTGTTCCTGGACCTCAAAACCTTGGTCATGAAGAAGATGTAAATGCACAAATACAAAACCTCTCAAGACTTGTTTTATTTATTACGGGGGATGAAGAAGGTAAGTTTGATATAGGTAAGATTAATCATCCTAATGCTGAAATATGGATTCAATACCCTCACGAACAGCACAAGAACTATAATAAATTACCTATAGGTGTGCCCCAACATCTAAAGAAGTTAGTCCCTGAATATCCTTCTAAGGATAATGATTTATATTTTGGTGGTCAGATAACTCATCCAAGACGGCAGCAGTTGGCTAAGGCTATACAGAACATGCCAAATGCCCTTTTTAAGCCCACAGCAGGCTTTGCACAGGGAGATAAGCCCATAGACTACTACCGCACTCTAGCCAGTGCTAAGATTGCTCCTGCGCCTTCTGGGGCTGTTGTGATAGATTCCTTTAGATTCTTTGAGGCTATAGAAATGTTATGCCTACCGATTGCTGATAGGATAGATCCAAAGGGTAATAGCCTAGAGTTTTATAAATATGTATTTGGATATGATATACCTGTTACTCATGTATCTAATTGGTCTGAGTTACATAAGTTGGCTCCTGAGTTACTAGATCAATATCCAACAAATATGCATGATGTAGTTGCTTGGTGGATTAAATATAAAAGAGATCTGGGTATTAAAGTTATGAGGCAAGTAAATGCATAAAAGAGATATAACCATTGTAGTGGTAACCTCTATATTACCAAGTCATCCTAACACTTTTATTATTGATGAAACAATTTCTTCAATAAGATCACATTTTCCAGACAACGAAATTATCTTACAAATAGATGGATTACGTGAAGAAAGAATGTCACGTAAATCAGACTATGATGAGTATAAGAATAGAATTTTATGGAAATGTTTGCACGAATGGAATAATGTTTTGCCAATAATATTTAAAAAGCACAGTCATCAAACTACAATGATGAAAGAAACCATTGGACTTATAGATACCTCGGTAATACTTTATGTTGAAGGTGACGCTCCAATAACACCAGATTGTGAAATTGATTGGCAAAAATGTTTAGATATGTTGGAATATAAAAAGGCTAATACTATTCGTTTTCATTTTGAATCACATATCCCAGAACCACATAAACATTTAATGCTTGGTTTAGAAAATGGTTTTATGAAGACTGCACAGTGGAGTCAACGACCTCACTTAAGTACTGTAAAATATTATAAAGACGTGGTTCTACCTTTTTCTAGTGAAAAAACTTTTATTGAAGATAGGTTTCATGGTAAAGTTCAAGATGATGTTTTGCCTTATGATGAGTTTGATCAAGAGGGCTGGGACATACATAAACTTTGGATATATCATCCAGAAGGTAATATAAAAAGATCATATCATTTAGATGGTCGTGAAGGTACACAAAAATTTACTAAAGATGATGATGCTTGGGGGTATAAAGAATGAGACTTGGCATAATTGCAAGATCAGACAACACTGGATTAGGTAATCAGACAATGGAACTTGTCAAAATGCTTAACCCTGATAAAATTCTTTTAATAAATTCTCAATTTTTTAACAATAATAAACAACATCCTGAATGGTATAAGGGTTATAATGTTATTGAAACTAGAAAAGGCATGCCTAAAACAAGTGAGATAATTGAATTTCTTGAGGGCTTAGATGTAGTAATAAGTTGTGAAACCTTTTATCATTTAGAGTTAGTTGATCGTGCTAAAAAACAAGGAACCAAGACCATTCTTCAGTATAACTATGAGTTATTTGGTAACTTAGCCAACCCAGAATGGACACTACCAGACGTATTGCTTGCACCCAGTATCTGGAACTTGGATGTAGTTGTACAAAAGTTTGGCAGTAAAACAAAGGTAATGCATTTGCCACCACCAACAGATCAATCTTTATTTAATGAAGCAAGAAAAATAAATCTATCAAAAGATCATAAGCGCATACTACATATTGCTGGTAAAAAGGCTGCAAAGGATAGGAATGGAACTGATAGTGTTCTTGAAATGATTAAGTATTCTAAAGAAGATTATGAATTAGTTATTAAATCACAAACCCCACTAAATTTTGTATCCAAAGATTCAAGGGTAAAAATGGAGATAGGTGATCCAGATAATAGGCAGGATATGTATACTGGGTTTGACGCTATGGTTCTTCCTAGACGCTATGCTGGTCTTTGTTTACCTATGAATGAGGCTCTTATGAGTGCCCTGCCAGTTTTTATGACTGACATATCTCCTAATAATGCCATCCTTCCAGACAAATGGTTGGCTGAATCAAAAAAGATAGACACCTTTAAAACTAAATCTATGGTTGATGTTTATGATGCAAATCCAGATAAACTTGGTAGAATAATTGATAAGTATATTGGAAATAATAGAAAATATAAGGTAAAAGAAACTGCAGTTCAAATAGGACTAGACAACTTTTCTGTTGATAGTTTAAAGCAAAAGTATTTAGATATTATTGATGAATAAACAGAAAAGCCAGCCTATCTCTAGACTGGCTTCCTGATAGAAGATTGATTACTTCTTTGGCGCAGCCTTCTTACGTGCTGGTGCCTTTGCAGCCTTAAGAGCCTTCTCAACTTCCTTAGCATCTGGTAGTACACCAAAAGCCTTGTCATTTGGATTAATTGCTCTAATTGCTACTGGCGCAATGGCTGCAACAAGTGCTGTCCATAGATCCTTTGGATCTGTTACGCCTGCCATGTACAGTGCAAGACCTGATGCAAGTACTGAGCGACCATATGATGCTAGCATTGCCTTAGTCTTATCATTGATTATGTTATTCATTATTCCTCCTAGGATATAATTCGTGTTAGTATTGTAAAACCAATCCATAAACCAATAATTCCTGCGACTCCCGCAAAAACTGGTGGTGCTGGTACTGGCAATTTGAATGCTGCGAACACGACACCGCACCCAAAACCTGTTAATGTAGATAGTAAAACATCTTTCATTCTTTATCTCCTATATCTATATTTGGATTTGTTGGATGATCTACTGGAGTTGGGGCTGTACACAGAGCACCACAATCGTGACACTGAATGTCCAAGTGATACATTCCAACTGTATATGTTTTTGGATCAAAAGAAACTAATGCTCTAAAGAGTTCGCCACCACACTGTGGACAAATGCATGTAGGTATTCCCCTAACATCAAGCATCTTTTTTAATTGACTCCAATGGCATAAGTTTAATTAAGTCTTGATATGCTGTAAATATTTTTTTCATTCCAGGATAAAGTGGATAGGCAGAGCCTACTATTCCAAATTTATCAAAGTATTCCATCTCTGGCTCTATCTCTTTAATAAACTTATCCCT